GGCTGGTGTCCTGCTGCGAAACGCCGATCTGGACGTTTCCGGTGACGTTTGTGGAGGTCGGAACACCCGTGGCTTGGAGTCCGTAAACGAATCGTGCTGAGGTGATCGCCATGGCTTCGGAATTGAGGATTTGGCGCGAATGTCAAACTGATTGCGATTACGTCGAATCGTGCAGGTATGTGACATCGGCTGTGTAAAGCGTTCCGGTGTGAGCTGGCGGAGTATCGGTCCGTTCGATGAATAATCCGTTGCGCCAGCAGAGGTAATAGTCAGGGTTGAAGTTGAACCCGTTAACCACGCCGTCGCCGTTGTAGATCGGGTAAACGTCGGTCACAAGCAGGTCTAGGTTTCCTCCGCTTGTTCCGCTGCCGTCTGCCGCAATTTCGATTGAATCCGCTCCAGAAGATAGCGTGATTCCAGTTCCGGCCACAAGCGCCTTGATCTTCACGGTCTCATCCGCCTCAGTCGTGAGGTCTTTGACGAGCGGTGCCGCTCCGCCTGATTCGGTGGCGTTGGCGAGCGTCCTAAGCTTGTGGAGGGCATTGGTGGCCGATGGATCAAATCCCCAATAGAGCTTTACTCCGTCGCCGATATTTTTAATCCGGTCGATTTGGTTCGGTATGAACTTGTCTCCGGGCATTCTGCGTTTGATCCGATACTGAGTAGGAGTAAAATCAGGAACTGCTTCAATTTCGGCAAGCTGCCAGTAGTAATCTCCGTCAACCGCTGGCGTGTTGTAGTCCTCAGATTCAGGGACATGATGCACGCTGGCCTGCTCGGTCGCGTAGAAATCAATCGTCGGCGTCATTGTTGGCACGCCGCGATTGTTCGTGGTGCAGTGCATGTAGATGAATCCTGCTCCGCTGATAGCGATATTTTCCTTGTCTGGCGACTCAATCGAAACATCGTTAATCGTCGGTGTGTCGTAGTAAAGCGGCCCTCCCGTGTCGTCTTTTTTGAGTAAGAGCTGGTATGTCAGATATCCAGCCGTGACCGAAACGACGTTTGATGTTCCATCGGTGGCTTTAAATGGCTCGGAAACCCACAAATTCGGCTTTGTGTCTGGCGATTGGGAAATTGGAATTGCTGCCACTCCGCCACGCGCAAGTGCCATTACTGCATTTCGCAGCTTGTTGAAATCAGACGCACGTATGACATCGTCTGGCTTGACGAGCTTAGGAAGCGAAACTGTTGGTTGCGATGCCATTACGAATAAAGGTCTTGGTTGTCGTCGTTGTCCTCAATCGTCGTCCATGTCCTAGCGGTCGAGGATACGTCTCCGCCAATATCCTCGGTTGCGCCCGTGAATCTCCAGACTGTATTTGGCGGCGCTCCTGGGGAGCCGGGAGGGGTGTCGATTTTGCCAAACATGGTCATGTCACCATCGGACAATGCGCCAAAATTGGTTTTGGATTCGGTCCATTCCGATTGGCGGTCTTCGTAAGTGCGCTTGCGAAGAATTCGATCCCACCATTTTTGCGCATCTGCATCCGTAATCGGAGTCAAAAGCGTGTTGGTGGCAATGACTAATGGAGTGTATTGCGCTGATCCGGTTTCATTTGCCACGCGTTGAATTTGGCCATTGTAAACCCCGACTAGAACGTCTCGGAATGATCCTGTGACTTCGCTTAGAAACTTAGGATGCTCGATGATTGGTCGTTCTGTCAACGAGTCGTTTCGTGTGTAACGCTTGTCCCTTCCTTCAACGCCAAAGTCGCCGGATTCAGTGTATCCGGAAAAAGTCGCAATCAGGTCTGTGATTCCGCCCGGATTATCTTGGAAGTCGATTGTATCAATTTTCAGGAATGACCAAAAAGATCCTGCTTCTGGATAGACGTATGGCAGTGGACGACCGGAGCAAAACGCGGCAAGGATGATCGATGAAGACTTGTCAGCCTTGTTGATTTTGAACGTCTGCGTCGCTGTCCATTTACCTGTCTTGTCACGTTTAGGCGCGAAGTCTGGACCAGAAATCCAGCTGTTTGTCGGGATGTTGAAAATTTTAGCGCCACTCATGAGAATGCGGAAGCTTTAGGATTGCGGAGAATGCGGTTCAAAAGGTCGTTGGTCGTGTCGAGCTTCTTTCCGGCGTCAACGCCAAGCGGAAGCATTGGAGGTGCTGCAGCTGGCTTTGGCGCTGTTTCTGGAGCCTTTAGAGCAGGTGCAATCATGTTAAAGATGCCTTTGGCCTTGTCGAGAAATCCTGGCTCTTCCATCTTGCCTGATACTGCGTTGATTTTAGGCTTTGGAAGTAGCAAATCCAAACCAGGGAATGCTTCCTTGATTGCATTAGCAATTCCTTCTCCGATGGCCTGCCCAAGGTCGCGGAGCTTGGCTTTGATGAACTCGATCAAGCCTTGGCTTTGGATGTCGTTCTTGATGCCAATGATCCAATCGCGGGTTGCGACTGCGGCGCTGCTGATTCCGTCGCTGATAGAATTGAACAAGTCATTGATTCCAGACGCAGGAAAAAGCTCTTTGAAGCTGTTTACCAATGCCGTGTTAAACTCTTTCCAAAGCCCAGCAACACGTCCAAGAGCGTCGCCCCAATCGTCCAGCGATCCGACTTGCCCATCAAGCTGTTTACGGTATCCGGCAGTCTGCCGTTCCGCTTGCGCCATGGTCTCATCGTAGTTCTTAAAAAACCGGAGAATCGACACGCCTTTCATTCCAAAAAGGTCTGACGTAATGGATGTCAGTTCCTCCATGTCGCCAGCGAAGTTTTGAGTCGCTTGTCCGACTTTCTTGAACTTTTCCTCAAGGGTCATCCCCTCAAGATCGCTCATGTAAATGCCGAGCTTGTTGAGACTTTCTTGCGCCGGACTTCCTGCTTCTCTGGCGTCGTAAAGAGCCTTGGCGAATTTGGACAATGGCCTAGATGCATCTTCAATCGAAACGCCACTGAGTCTAAATGCTTCCGCCAGTTTCACCAAGCTATCGACCGAGGTTCCGGTCTGCGCGGCTTGGTCGTTCAGGTCTCCAGCGGCGTCTGCGGCGTCGATTAGCCCGGTGGCAGCCTTTTCAAGAACAAGGTCAATCAGGCCCACGCCAGCCTTGGCAATGCCCTGACCGATCCCTTGCGTGATTCCTTTCGCGAAGTTCCGAAATAGGCCGTTGGTTTTTTGGAGTCCGCTTTTTACTGCGGTTCCATCAAATCCCACTTTGACAGTTGTTCCGATTGCCATTGTTCTAGTTGTTCAAATTTTGCGATGAGTTCGGGCGAAGGGTCCATGGCGTGAACCCACTGGAACGAGACGCCGTTGCTGCATCCTTCCGCGTGCATGAGCTGAAGGACGTGGGCAAGTTCAGTGTTCCAGAGAAATTCATGTGGATTGAGTCCATTGCGGATTGCGAAAAGCTCTATGGCGGCGAGGAGGCTTGGACTGGCTCCGGCTTTCCCGGCGTGTCAGATTCGACTTGTGCCGCCTCCAGTCGTGACATGGCGCTTTCAATGTGGGTGACGATGGCTTGAATTTCGCTTTCGTATTCCAGCCCAAACATCGCAACAGATGAATCCCATTCGTCTGAGGTCCGTTTCAGTTCAGATACAAGCTCTTCCGACGTGCGGGAAATGACGTAAATCAGTTCAAGCATCGCATGAATTTCGCTCTGATCGCGTGTGGATTCCGTGAAAAGCACGTTTTTCTTGATGGAGCGAAGCAGCTCAACTCGTGGCGCGGATAGCTTTTGCAGCTTTCTTCCTGCGATTGTTAGTTCGGATTCAAGCCATGAACCCGTGAGGATTGCGGTGCGTGGTGTGCTCATTGTGTCTTAGCCTTCTAGGCGGGAGAGTAAGTTATTGCGGATTGATTTGTCCAACCGAGTATCGATCAAGCTGTGTGCTGTCTGGTTCCATGAATGACGACGGCTGACCATGATCTTTCGCTTGCATGTCTTGTAAAGCTCCACACAAAGCGAGCGATTGGCGACAAATGCCAGTAAGTAGGATTGCCGTGATTCTGGCAGGCTGCGAACGTAGGCCGGAATACCTTCAATAGAAGTCAACCCAGGAACATGAATTCCTTCACTGGCTAGCGTATCAACGCAGTAAGCAAACCAATCTTCGCGAGTCCGAACGCCATCTGGTCTGTTTCGGATGAATTCAGAAATCTGCCGAAATGGGTCTTGTGGTTCAAGCGACTCCAGACCGCTCCAAAAACGCATGAGAGACTCGGTTGTGAACCGTCCATCTTCGGAATGCGGATAAAGGTAAAATCGCCCGTAGGATTGCCCGTTGTCGCTTAGAATGAGAGCTGCTGGTTCTCGGTCGTTAAGCGGAATCCCGACCGCCATCAAAGCGGATGCAAGATTCAGATCGCCAGTTCCGATTGATCCCTGTCCAGTCATTGTGTCTTGTGTGTCTTAGTGGTCAAATCAGGTCAGGACCGTTGGCGAGTTGGTGGCAATAAGCGGATTGTAGATCGCTTGCAGGCTTCCGGTCTCGAAAGCGGTATTGCCACGGGTCAGACTGCCGCCAGTGACGACAAGCGAAGCATTGGCAACGGAAGTCGTCGGGCTGCGATCCGTGAGTAGATTCAGCGAATCGGCGGTCGTGTTAGCGAGCGAGACGGTAGAGGCGATATCTCCAATCGCTCCGGTTCCCTTGACGGCAACAACGCCGTCAAGGGTCACATCGGCTTTGTCGTTGTAAACCGAAAGGCCAACGTCGCATCCGATGTGATTCGGGGCGTAGGCTTGTTCGGAAGTGTAGTTGAACGTAAGGGTTCCGACATGCAGCCCGGTTGCGGACGTTTCGGCGGATGCCCCATACCTCGCGGCGGCGTAAACTGTTGCGGACATGAAGCCCGTAATTCCGCATTGTTCGCGAATGGCAAGCGGAAATCTTAACGGAGCGGGCAGACAACCATCGTGTGTTCGATGCTGGTGATTCGCTGGTTATCCGTGTTTTCGGTCATTGGAACTCCGCCGCGAATGTCGAAAAACTTGGTTTCAGCCAATCCGTCCAAGAATGCCAGTGAGTTTGTGTCTGCGGTGATATTTTGAAGTGCGGCGGCAAGCTCGCGGTGCGTGTCCGCTGTTGCCGCTTCTTGATCGTCCTCACCCGGAACCGTGACAAGCCGAACCTCAAACGAGACGTTTAGCACGCCTCGCAGAATCTCATGCTCTTCCGCTCCAGTTTCGGCAAAAACGATGTATGGCGGCGTAATTTCTTCCGCGTCGTCTCGTAGATAAATCGGAATGCCTTGAAGCTCTGGATAGTCTTCAATCGTCTTGAATTCGATCCATTGCTTGATTGCCTGAAATGCGTTTGTGATGGTCATTTGTCTAGGGCTGCTTTGGCTGCTTTGTTATACCATTTGACTGTTTTTTTCAGAGCGTCATCGATTGCTTTGTCTGCATCGTTTGGTTTCAATACGTTTTTCTGCGACGTGTGCCTAGCGTTATTGTCCATAACAGCCTCAGAATCAATCGATGCACCGATGAGTCTGGCGTGGCCTAAATTCCCGTGTTTCTGGGCGTATCCAAGGAAGTTTTTCCCGATATTGATGCGTTGCGTTCCGGTTTGTTTGGATGCCAGTTCTTTGCCAGCGCCTAGGAATCCACCCTTTGCCATTCCGACGTTTTCAAGTCTCCTTTTAATCGCTGCCTTCATCGCCTTTTTTGTGGTGATGATTTTCCTGCCTCGGTCGGATTGGATGCGCCCGCGCCTGTCACGTTGGCTCTGGACGTAAGCATCGATCTTGCCAGCATCCTCCGTCACCATTTCCATGTCAATGGCCTCCCATTGTCCGGCTTTGTTTTGGCGGCGGCGGATTTTGCCTGACTTGATCGCTGCAAAATAGGATGGATCAACAATCTCAATGCATTTGATCCAGCTTGCCCAAATGGCGTTTACCTGGATTTTCCTTGTGCCTGACTGCCCGAATGCCTGTGTGACAATAGCGAGCTGTCGAGCGGATTGAACTCCCCACCGTGCAACCGCTTGCTTCGTGCTGTCGCCAAAGTTGGAAGACGCTTTTTTCAAAGACGCTTCCAGCTTCTTGCGGTCAAACTCAGCGGTCAGTTTCATGCCTTGGCCGTGTCGGTCAGGTGGATTACCACAATAGGATTGCGTGTTTCGATTCCTGTCACGCGCCAATTTCGTTCGCGAGCAACGGCGATCTTCCCGAGGTAGCTAGACGCAAGATGTGGATATGCCGCGATAAAGTCCGCCATGTCGCAAACAGCGTCGAGCGTCGGGCTCATGTCGAATCCGCCGTCCACAAGGTCGCGCTGGTCCTGAATTTGATTCAGGACACAGTTCAGCGCGGTCCCACCGGCGATCGTCACGGTTTCGGTGCCGATGATTGCAGACGCTTGGGAAAGCGCGGACGTGACGAACTCGGTCAATAGACTCATGGCTTGTTTATTCCTTGTTCACAGCGAAAGTCAAGACGGCTCAGGCGCAGCGGTTTCGGATGCATCGTGGCGGTAAAAATGGAGAATCTTCGGAATGTGAATGGACGTTTTCACGCGCTGGCGGGCTTGCAGGCACCAGATGATGTCTTCCCCGTAATTTGACCGCCCGAAGACGCATCCTGCCACCTTTGACCGCCTCCAAGCGCAAACGTGCCACGGTGCGCGGAGCGTGACGCCGCCCGGTCGAAACGGCCCGTCTTGATTCTTCGCGTGGAATTCCACAATCGATTCCAATCCGTTGTAAGTGGAATGCTGCCGGAATGTAATCACGTCAGGCTCCTGTTTGGCTGCCTCTAGAATCGACTTCACGTAATCGGTGGAAACGTCGTCGTCGTCGTCCACAAATGCAATGTAATCGCCCTGCGCGAGCGTCACTAGCCCGGTTCGCTTGTCGCCAATGGTTCGCTGTCGATTGTCAGAGAATGCAAGAATTTCGACCGGAAGTTCTCCGATCTGGGTTGCTAGCTTATCCATGAGCGTAGAAAGCTTTTGCTCGCGCCCCGGAATGGTCGGAATGAGGATGGAGAGAATTGGTTTCATGGTGTGGGTGTTTTGATCCAGCAACGCCCGTTTCGGACAAATTCAAAGCCAGCTTCTGCTAGTGCTCGCGAGACTCCGGGCGAATCTACGTCGTGACCTCCAAAAAATCCGCCAGGCTTAACCTTTGGAAGCCATGCCGTAATATCGGCTTTGGCTGATTCGTAATCGTGCGCGGCGTCGATAAAAACTCCGTCTAGGAATTTATCTGGAATCATTAATGACGCCGCAACCGAATCTTTTTTTACAGAATCTTTAATAAGTGAATGGCATTTAGATTGAATACAATTTTCATCAAACTCCATTAGAACGTCGCAACGCCCGGTTTCTTTGTCGCCTTGAAAGGTATCCACGCAAATCAAAGCGACTTTTTTACCAATGTCCTCAAACCGATGCGCTAGGTAAATCGCGCTTTTGCCCTTCCACGTTCCGACTTCCACAAACGTTCCGCCGTCCGGAATCGTCTTGGCAACGTGGTCATAAACCGCCCTGAAATCAAACCATCCCGGAATCTCGGATGAAGTCGCGACTGCTTCCCGCAATCTGCGCAAAATCCCCTCTCCGGTCTTGTAGTGGTATCCGTCATTTGACCTTGCATAGGTATGATCCATTTCACCTTTGCCAAATGCCGGGTGCAGGTGCTCAAACGTGATTTGGTCGCGAGCGTCAATCAAAACGCCGTCTTGTATTGCACATTCGGAGAACCAGTTGTCTGAATACATGGAAAAGAATTCGGGATGGAACATGAATCCTTGTTCTTTGTATCGTGCGCGGGTCAGAATCGCCATGCAAAGCAGGTCATCGCGGCGGTTGCCATCGTTGACCGCTAGAACAGCTGATTTGCTGGTGTCGCCAATCGCTTCCAAGATCAGTTTGTCCCAGTGCATCGGCGGTTCCCAGTCGTCGGAAAGCTGGATCAGGATTTCGCCTTTTGACTTCGCGGCGGCGGCGTTCCATCCTGCTACTGGTCCGCCTTGTCCGTTCGTAAAAACGTGATTGTGGACCGCTAGGAAATGAGCCCCCTGATCATCGATATCCAGACCGAAAATGTGCTCAATTGCGTCTGGATTGGCGGCTTTGTTGAACCATTTGCGACGGGCTTCGATAGCCTGCTTGACCCGTCCGCGTGTAGCGTGGATCAGGCTGATTTTTGCGCCTGCCGAAATAAATTCGTTTGTTTCGATTGCGTCGGCTTCGTGGGCGCGTCCAAGCGCCCGTAGAGCCATTCCGTGAAGCTGGTGGCCCAGGTAGCCATAATACTTGCTGCGGGCGTTCCAAGTGCCTTCTTCCGGCTCTGGAATGGTCTTCATTGCTGTTGCCCATGCCAACGCTTCCGCTGGTCTGCCGTTTCCAATCTCGCAAAGGACAAGTTCACCGTATGCCTCGCGCCGTTTCGGGTCAGTCGCAAGTGCTTGCAAGTTCATCTGCGACCGAACTTCCGGCGACGTGGAAAGCTGACCTAGCGCGATAAAAAGCTCATACTTTTCAGGCTGTCCGATGTCCTCGGGAGGATTGCGCAAAATGGCGGCGGCGTAGTTCGCGGCCTCTTCCAATCGACCTACCGCGCGAAGGCTTTGGAATTGGTGGAACTTGTGCGAGCTTGTTTTTTCGTCCTCTGGAATGCTTTCAAGAATCCGCAAATTACGTTCATCGTTTGGCGCTCGGCTCCCGCTTGGCATGTGGACGATTTGAACGTCTGTCACGCGGGCAATCTGACCTTTATCGAATTGCAGGAATTCGTGGATTGGTGAAACCCATTTGGCTGCACCCTTGCGGATGATTCGTTCGCGGAAAACCGTTAGTCCGTCTTCTGGAACAACGTAGGGAAATTCAATCGCAACAAATTCCTCTGGCAGGTTGTCGAGATGGTAACGGAGTCGCTTGATGGATTCAGGGTCGATCAAATCGTCAAGGTCGGCCCACATGATCCAATCGTTAGACGCCATGGAAAACGCCATGTTGCGGGCGGCGGCGAAGTCGTCAACGTGCGGCCAGTCCTTCAAATTGATGTAACGTCCAGTAACGCATCCGCGTCTGTCGGCGATTTGAAGTGTGGCGTCCTTTACTTGGTTGCCAGCGGCTTGAACCACGACAATTTCATCCGCCAGCGGTCCAAACGAATCCAAAAAACGATCGATGTATTTCTCCGCATTCCCGGCAATGACCGCCAGGGTTAGCTGTCTCTTGTGTGTCATGCGCGACTAGATTTGCACTGCGGCGATTTACAGTAAAGGAAAATCCCCACCCCCGTGAGGAGGTGAGGATTCGCCTTGAGCAACCAATCGAACAAGAAATCAGGTCGAAGGAGTGGTGAAAACCTTCAGTGCGCCAGTGACGGCGACCGAGTAGCCGTAGAGGCAGTGAAGGTTGATGAAGTATTTGCCCTGAGCGCGGCTCCAGTGGCGCGTGTAAAGGGCCGAAATGCCGCTTTCCGGGTCGGTGTATTCCTCGACGGCTTCGTAGTCGCCAACCGGGAGATACTGACCAAGCGAGCGCATGGCAACCGCGATGGCGTCCTGACCGCAGGCAAATCCGATGAGGGAAATACTGTTGAGCGGGAGAACGTCCGAAGAATAGATGTCCATTCCAAGAAGCTTGCCAAGTTCGCCTTCCTTGATCGCCATGGAGTCGCCACGGTTGAGAGCAAGGGTGATCTTGTCGTCACCAAGGAGCGAGGCTTCCACGTCGGTGTTGGCGATGAAGCTCTTGGTTCCGCGAACACCTGCTTGACGGAGGCGCTGGCGGGCAATGATGAGTTCTTCGCGACCGTAGGAACCGGAAGTAGTGGTGATGACGGCGGCTCCGAAATTGGTCGTGGTGACAACGGACCAGATATCGGTCAGAACGGCCTGGGCCATGCTCTTGCCAAGCTGGTTTGCCCACTGATCCATGCGACCGATATTGGACGACTCCGCAAGCTGCTGGAGCGTCATATCGATCGGGGTGATCTTGCGCTTGTCGAGCGTGACGGTGATGGCGGTGATTGCGCCTCCGGTCTGCTCATACGGATTGCCGCTGTTGGCAGACTGGCTGAAGGTGGTTGTGGTCAAGTTCCCGTAGAGGGGAACGACAACGGCGGAACCCGGAGAAGTGACTTCAGACGTGATGTTGGTCGAGAAGGCACTCAGCGGAGTGAGGATGTCGACAAGCTGCTGGAAAGCGGTCTGGCCGAATAGGGTATCGTTAAACGTGGTAGCCATGGTGGTTTAGGTGAGAGGGTTAGAGTCCTTTGCGGATTTGATGTTGGTGCTTTTTGTAATAAGCGGTTCGTTCCGCTCCTTTGAGAGAGTTGAAAACAGCCAAGTGATTGATCTGTTCGGATTCCACGACGGGGATTGCTTCTTCGTGGCCAGCTTCGGCGGCAAGCTCGACAGCCTTTTGAGCGGCGGAGTTTTCGGCGGCTTCGATCTTCTGTTCAGCCTCTTGCACCTTGGTTTCAAGCTCTTCAACCTTGGAAGCTTTGGATTCAAGCTCCTCAATGCGGGATTGCTTGGCGGCGAGGTCTTCGCGAGCAGTGGCCAGTTCGGTTTGAAGCGCTTCGATGCCTTCTTCTTTCGCGAGCGCGTCGGCTTCAAGCTCTTCGATGCGAGCTTCAAGACCTTCAATCTTTTCGCGAGCCTGCTTCTGTGTGAAAATCAGATTCATTGCTGTGGGTGTTGATTATGGTTTGCGAATGTCAACTAGGATTTTAAATGCGTGAAAGTAGTTCCATTTTTGCGTCTTCCTCGGTTCCGATTGCGTCAATCAGCCCAAGGCTTTCTGCGTGCGTTCCTGAATACCATCCGGCACGCCAGATTTCAGGGTCGAGCATTGCTCCAGCTTTGGTTCGTCCTTCTTTAACGTGGTTTTGAAAGATTGCTCCGGCCTCATCCATTTGCTCTTGCAGGAATTGTATTTGAACCGGATTTGGCATCAGGTGGCCAATCGACTTTAGGTCTGCGCCTTGATTGACAATAGCCTTCCATTCGATGCCAATCATTTCCCAAAATTTAGAGTCATCTTCCCAGCAAAGGATTGATCCGATATTCCCGACTTGAGCGGTTGGGCTGGCCACAATAAATCCGGTCCCAGCAATGAGCTTGTAAGCTGCCGAACACGCCATCCCGACGCAATGCGCACCGGTTGGAATTGGAAGCTGTGCAATCATCTGAGCAATTTCCAGATTGCCGGAAACGGTTCCGCCTGGTGAGTTCGTGCAAAAGAGAATCGCCTTGGCTCCTTCTTCTAGAGCATCTTCGATTTCGTCGCAGATGGTTTCGTATCCGGTCGCCATCCCGAGCTTTTCATAAATCTTCGGGCATTCATCCAACAGCATCCCGCTGATATTAATTTCCGCGATACCGTTGCCGTCGATTTCAAGCTCTTCGCGGGGACAAAACATGTCCTCCATGCAGAAGTATTCCTTCGGCTTTTCCGCAATCGCGCACATTTTGAGCGCGTATTCTCGGATCAAATCCGGCCTAGCCAGCCATTGCTTGCGCATGATGGACGACATTTGAACCGCTTGGTTTGATGTCAGATTCATTGATTCGGGTCGTTTGAATTTTGTGGCTGGTCTTGCGGCTGGTTGGCTTGTTCGTTCGGCGTCATCATAATCATGTCACGCTCGGTGATTTTGATTTCGACTCCGGATTTCTTGGTCATTTCGGCAGCAATTTCAGCCGCGATGATTTGGCGGGTTGCAACCGAGATTGCCCGCTTGCGATAGAACTCTTCTTCGCTTCCAAGCCCCTGCGATTCCAAGATTTCCGAAAGGTTGGCGGCTCCAGTGATCCAGCGGTCCATTTCCATCTTGGATTCCCTGCCATCGTCAACCGTGAGACGCGGAGGGCGCGAGAACGTCCACGACATTGGGTAATCCAAGAGCGGAAGCCGTCCATTAACTTGGAACACGCTATAAGCCCATGTAAAGGCGTTCAAAGCCGCTTTGTTCAGCGTCTTCTGGCGCTGGATGATGGACTTGCGAGCCTTGATGATTTCAGCGCGGGCGTCTGTGCCTTGACCTGCGCCTTCCCAAACGAGGGAATACGGCCATTTCACGCCAGCAAGGGCGATTCTGACCATGTGATCGTAAAATCGCTTCCAAGAATCGCTAGGATTCTCGTGTTTGATTTGTTCGATCTTGTCGCCGGAATTGCTCCGCATGTAACGGATTCCGCCGGAATAGTCCTGCATCTGGACGCCAAAATCCTCACCCGTGACCGTGTTTGACACGCGGTTAAGCGTTGCGGATGGGTCATCAAGGTTTGGTCCTCCGTCCTCGTTGTATTCAATGAGATGCAAACGCGAAACGATCATTAAGCGCGTGCGCTCGTCCTGCTCGCTTGCCAGCATGGTCTTTAGCTCTTCGAGCGCGTGCGTAAAAGCTGGCAATCCACGTCCTTGTCGGGCAAACTTCGGATCATAAAGGTGGATTACATCGGCGGCAGGGAAGTATTGGAATTTCTGCCCCATTTCATCCATTGCAAATCGATAGGCGGCTGGCTTTCCATTGGACCAATAAACGATTCCGTCACGCATGCGGAAACCATTCCACTGTCCGCTTTCGTCGTCGTTGACATACATTTCAACGCCTTTGCATCGATGGTATGGAATCGTTTGAAGTCGCGGGAATCCGTCTTTACCTTTGACCTTCAGCCAGAACTCTCCCCCGTCGCGGTCAATCGCGATGGATGCCAGTTCAAGCCTGGTCCACCAGTCCAGCGAGCCTCCAACAACGTCGCAGTTCGGATACCAGACGTTGCGCATGAAGTTTGTGACGGTCTTTCCGTCGATCATGTCAGATGGTCCGGTGTAGGTCGGCAGCCATGCTTCCCCAACGGAATAGTCGGCTTTCTGATCGATCGCGGCACGCGGAACACCGTGGTTGATGTAAAGCCTTTGAGACAAGCTTGCGAGGTTTTCGCGGTCGCCGGACGGGATTAGCCTGTCAATGTCAGCTGACCTTGTTGGATATTGCGGTCCACGCAAGCGCGATCGATCCGCCGCGTGCGCAAATGTGGTCGGCTGGTAAGGGCGTCCGAATTCGTCAAGGATGGCTGCCATAAATCAGAAAAGCGCAACGGGTTTGTTGGAAATTCGGATTCCAGCGTCGGCCATTGCGCACACGCGGGACAAGATTTTCAAACGTTCGGAAGCTGTAACGGTGTTGGATGCCGTAAAGCTTTGGCCGTTTACCGTGCTAGAAACGATTGTCATTCCTCCGTTGCTGGATGTCGCAATCCTTAGCGCAAGCGCGGATCGCTCTTTCCGAATTTCAGCCAATGCAGCGGGGTTGTCCCTAAGTGCAGTGTAGATACTGAGAGCCGTTTCCGCGACGTTCATTCCGCCCTAATTGGACATTTGCCGCGAATGGCAAGCCTTAATCTGTCACCTCGACATGCGCGACAAGGACGCCGTAGATGGCCATTGCGACCACACACATGACCTCGCAGTCCCAAAGGTGGTTTGGAGTGTGCGATTTAACGGGCTCCCAAACCCATTTTCCGGGTGATTTTTCGCGCTTCTGCTCGGATTGCATGTGCGCGTGGTAGTGCTTGGATGCGTCCACTGGGATTCCAAAGTCCCCGCCGCTCATGAGGGCCGCCAGCCGGTCTTTTGCGAGAAGGTTGGAAAACTTGATAAATCGATATTGAATGCCGTCTGAGGACTGGCTGTTGACCCACTGCGAGAAAATGCGGCGGAACTTCTTTTTGCCTACCGTGTGGATGTAACCGTCGCCTTGGTCGCCCATGAGAAGGTTCCAAGGATTCATGTCGTGCGATTTTCTGGCAAGGTGAGCTTGTTTTGCAGCTTCTTCCGGTCGCCAGCGGGCATCGACAAAGACAAAACGATTCTCTAGCCCATAGCGTTCCTGCAAATGCCGGATGTTTTCCCACGATTCCACCCGCCCTTCCCACAGCAAACGGGATGCTCCTCCAATTTTGCATGCGCGAACAATTACCCAAAAATGCCCTTTTTGACAGTCTGCCGTGAGGAATCGGAAATCCTCGCCTTCCCATTTTTCGCCTTCGTGGTATGCGTTTTTTGCGTATGGATCGCCCGACATTGAAAGCGTCGGGACATCGCTCGGCGGCTTCCAGAATTGCGCGAATCTCTGATTGGTGATTTGTTCCAGCTTGTCGAGCTTTCCGGTTTTCTTGTCCTCGTTAGCAAGAATCCATTCGCGAACGATGTCCTTCCACTCGTAACGCCAGACGCACATAAACGTGGCTCGGAATGTCCACCGTTTCGGGATGAACTTTCCACCATCCCAAATAGGTTTGCAGTTGGCCCAAGCGCGGCGGTTGCGCTCGGTGTCTTGGAATTCTTCGCCGCAATGCGGGCATTTCAGCCTGATTGTTTCAAAGATGGCGGGCCAATCGTATTCCTCATTGGCGTCTTTGATCTTGTCATACTGAAAATTGTTCCAGTCAAAAACGTGGCCCATGTTGCAGGATGGGCAGAAGTGTTCAAATTCATGCCACTTGCCGTCCTTACAGTGCTGGTGCCACTCTCCGCCCTCGTATCCGCCTTGTGATTGGAGGAGGCTTTTCCGGTTCCATCTACCGTGATGGCGTTTGAGGAGGTAGCCGATCATTCCTGATTTCCCGTCCTGCTCCCATCGCCAGACCTCATCCCCAAAGGTGTAGCGCATGGACTTTTCCTGAAGGTTGGTCTTGTTCGCGCCACCCATGAAGGTGTGCATATGCCGCCATCCCACGCTGTCTTTTTTCCAGTTGCTTCGCTCGGCTCCGGTCGGGATGTAGCCGCGTGTGCATGGCGAGGTCTCCCAGATTTTACGCATACGGGATTCACACCAGTCCTGAACGGTGGCGTCGGTTTGCCCGACGATCAACGTGTCCCCAGGCTCCTCCGCGACGATGAACGTATTGCAGGCTTCGATGATGGCGGTCTTTCCAAAGCCGACGCAGGCAATGACGTTGATTTCGTAGATTTCCGGGTCTTGGAAAGCGTCGAGGATGAATCGATGGGCTGGAACTGCTTCCAGTGAATACCTGGCTCCGTGAGTCGAGTTCGGCAGATAGACGTTTTCAGTAGCCCATTCACCAAGGCTCATTTCCTTGGGAGGTCGAACGCCTTCCTTGAATCCGTCAAGAAACGGTGATTGGCATTCGGTCGGCATCAATTTGGGAGAGTTCGACTAGCTTTTCGCGGGAGAATTTTGCGATGGTCTTCTTCATGCCGCCAGCGTCCAGCCCGACAAGCAGTGGGGTCAAGTCGTCGGCCATTCGCAGCAACATGGACCGGACAGCCATTCCGACTTTCATCCCAGCAGCCAGTTCGGATTCTTTTGAGACATAGGTGCCGCGCTGGACTTCAAGATCGAACTCCTTTAAGTCGGCTTCGGCTTTAAGCTTGCGGAGTTTGGCGTCGTTGTAGGATTCCTGCTGGTTTTTACCGCTTGCCATTTGTGCCGCTCTGGCTTGGACAGCTCTAAGGTCTGTAATATCGATGCCTTCGTTGCGCCAATTCTTTAGCGTGGCTAGGGAAATCCCTACTTTATCGGCCATTTCTTGCTGGCTTATTTCTCCTATTTTTTTATTTGCCATAGCGGATACGGC